GTTGCTCTTTTCTTTGGTGTGAAGTCATGTTATAACTTTTTGTTTAAACATAATACATGCCATCTGACAAGAATCAACGAAGGAGAAAAATTCGACAAGATTTCGTTTTGCAGGGCTGGTTGCGAGAATTGTGCTATTTTCAAAACTCGATCAAAATGCACTGTCTCGTGTAAGACATGCGTACGAGCAGGGAATGGAACAACTGTGGTGCCATCAAATGAACCCCACGTACGAACGGTCATCGGTTTGATATGCAAGCCCATTCAAGGACAATCTGAAGGCTTGTGGAGTGACAAGTGCAACTTATTGACCTTAGTTGCTAAAGATACCCTACCGACAGCCGGACTTGTAATGTGCAAAGAATCCAAATGTGTTTATTGCGATTCATTACGTGATTTGATGGACAACTGCGAAATCAAAGAATGTAATCCCTGTTCTCTTACTCTCCAAGGATGTTTATCATCTGACCCCGGTCATCTCTTCAAAAAGATGAAGATGGCGGTCACAACAATCAATTCAGTGGAGAGAAATAAGATCAATATCGCTAAAGAGCATATTTGCTGCGTACATTGCGACGAAGACGAGAATGGCAAGGTGCATGAAATTTGTACGCATTGTCACCCCGGAACTATGACCAAGACAGGCCTCAATAGGACAGCCATTCAAGGACTAGGTATGATGGACATTGCTTTGTCTGAGAGTGAGGAAGTACGAACACGTAGATCGCGGCGCGCAAGGGCTGAGACCGATCCTCAGGCAGAGGCGCTGACTGATGTCAACGCAGACCAAGTCATACATAGCAAAGTAGCTGGAAACACTTTTGTCGTTTCTTCAGAAGTCATCGTGAACCAACAAATTCACAAAAGATCTGGTCTCGGCGTTTTCGTTAAGGGTAGAATTTTCCTTATGGTCCGACACGTTTACGAGTCAATGGGCGATATAGTGAATATTACATCCTTGAAGAATAATACTCTGACTTATGACTTCCCGAAGAAAGAATTGATAACGGTTGATTTAAAGACACCTGACAATGAACCCAAAGACCTAGTCCTCGTATGTTTTCCTAGAACGATGATGGTTATGCCTGATATTCATAAGCATTTTATCCAATCGAAAGATCAAACTAAATACGAAACTTTCAAGGTAACGCTTTTGACTCATCGAGACATGATTCTTACTCGTTTGGAATCCTACGCTAAACCCGAACATCATTTGGACGAGTTTAGATACCAACATAAGGACGAAGAAATCTGGATTCGTGATTACTACCAATATTCTGCCGAAACTAAACCCGGTGATTGCGGAGCGCCTTTAGTGGCCCACGCACCATCACTTACTGGCAAATTGATTGGCATTCACGTAGCCGGGGCTGTGGCACCTGGCACTGCATATAGCACTAGTATTACATACGAACTGCTTAAAACTGGACTGGACAAATTTCCTGTTCAAGCACAAGTGTGCTGGAATGTCACAACCGAAGATGTAACAACTCCAATTGAGGGACAATTTTACCCTCTAGCGACGACCTCACCATTAGGATCTCCATCTGGGACAAAGCTGCGACCCTCATCGATACATGGACAAGTTTCAGTACCGACCACAATGCCTTCCGCTTTAAAACCGATGAAAGTTCAAGGAATGCCTGTAAATCCGATGTTGCTCGCTCTATCCAAGAACGCCGGAAAAACTCCATTAATTGACCATGACTTGCTTCACGAATGTGTACAAGCTGTGGCCCCTTCCGTTTCACAGAAATGGAATGGCCCGCTGCTTTACAGCATAACTGAAGCTGCTCTTGGCATTGATGGAGACGACCGGGTTCGTTGTTTAGACCGACAATCGTCTGCAGGGTATCCTTGGGTTTTGTACGCGAA